CAACAGCAATTCCGTCAAAGAGGAAGCAAACCCGATGAAAGAACTCATCACCAATGCGCTGAAAGCGAAAGGCATCGACGTTGAAGGTAAGTCCGATGCTGAGCTGATGGACGCTTACAACCAAATGGCCGCCGATGACGCTACAGCGAAAGCTGCTGCCGATGAAAAGGCTAAGAAAGAGAAAGAAGAGGCTGACAAAAAGGCCAAAGATACTGCCACCAATAGCGATGAAGCTCCGGCATGGTTCAAGCCATTCGCCGAAAAACTGAGCACCATTGAAAATGGTCTGGCAGTTAATTCTGACAAAGAGAAAGGCGAAAAACGCGCAGCAGTTAAAGCCAGGTTCCAGCTCGACGATCTGGCTGTTAACGCGCTTGATGGTGCCGCACTCGACGGCTTGTATGCGCAATGCCAGTCATCTATCGGCCTGAATGGCGCCCGCCACCAGTCCACTACCAACAAATCATTCAGCGACATGCCGGAGTAAGAAATGGCTAAAGACGGTAAGCACGTAATCCACGCGGGCGGCATCTTTGCCAATCCGCAACTCCATCGGGAAGGTGCGGCAGCGGCTGATACCAAGCCCGGCACCATTGGTTTCTTCGATAACACAACCAAGAAGTTCACCGCGTCTGTTGCCGGCAATGAGCAGGCGATCCTGTATGTCGCCAACTATGACTACCTTCGCTGCAAAACTGTCGATGACACCATCGCTGCTGGCGATTGGGTTGTTGGGATGCATCCAACTCCGGGCGTGTTCTTCAACGTACCAGCCGCAACCGGCACCTATACAAAAGGCCAGCCGCTCTCGATCGCCAATGGTCGCGTGAAAGCTGTTGCAACCGACGAGTCTGTCCGCGCTTACGTAGAAGAAGACCGTCCATACACCATCGCGACAGCAGGTGACCTCCTGCGCGTTGTCATCAAGTAAGGAGCACCGAATGTTTGTATTTTCCACCAAAAAGGCAACCGGGACCGGCAATCTCGCGCACAACTCTGCGCAGTTCAAGCAGCTAACCGCTGCACGTAACGCGAGCGCACAGGCGGCCGCCGACTTTCTGGCTCGCACTCAGTGGCGCGGTGATGCAGAAGACGCGCCAGCACTCGACGCCGTGAACGCAGTTGACGACATTCGTCGCCTGTACCGCGCTTATGACCAAACAGTTCTGGCGCAATTTGAGCCGAACACCGAGTTCACGCTGCTTAATGACCTGATGCCGCTGGCACGATCTGTTCGCCTGGAAGAGTCGGTATATGAGTACGCTCGCACCGGCGGCCGTGGATGGGCTCACACCTCCATGTCTGGTCAGATTGGCGCGGCTCTGGATGCGAAGAGCTACACCTTCGACGGCACCATGGTTCCAATCCATGATTCCGGCTTTAAGTTCAACTGGCGTGACCCGGTATTCAACAAAGGCTCCGCATTGTCTTCACTGGCTGATGCCCAGGCTGGCTCAGTTGATGACGTGCGTCGTCAGTACGTCGATTACATCTGGGAAGGTTTCCGCGATGCCGCGGGCAACTACATCAACTTCGACGGTAAAACGTGGAAGGGCCTGCGCCACGACGAGCGCGTTGCTCAGGTGACGCTGACCGTCAACTTTGCGACCAGTACCGATCCAAAAGCTATGCGTGCTGGCGCAATTGCGCTGCGTGATGTGCTGAAGTTGCAGAACCTTCAGTACGGTCAGCAGACCTGGTATGTTTCCAGCGAAATCATGTCGAACTGGGAGCAGTATTTCGATGTGAACTCGCTGCGCACCGTGCTGGAAGAGATCGCAAAACTGGCTGGCATCTCAGCTATCAAAGAAGACTCCGAGCTGTCAGGCAACGAAATCGTAATCGTTCCACTGGCTGCCGGTGTCATCGCGCCAATCGTAGGTCAGGCATTCGGTACTGTTGCCGACCCGCGCCCGTTCTACAACAGCGATTACATCTGGCGCACCTGGGGCGCTGCTGGCCTGATGGTCAAGCAGGACATCAACGGTCACTTCTCTGTCATCCACGCTTCGAGCTAAGGAAAAAACATGGCACTCGTAAAGGTATTGGTAGCAAACCTCTTTGCCGGTGCCAGCTTCCAGAAACTGGAGGCTGGTCAGGTTTATGACGTGGATGATTCGGTTGCTGAAAAGTGGATCGCCAGCGGTAAAGCGGAGAAAACAAGCGAGAAGAAAGGCGAAAAGCTGACCTTCGAAGTGGCAACCCCTTCAGCGCCTGTTAGCACGGACACATCTGTGTTGCAGTCGAAATTGAATGACGCGCTGGAGCAGCTGAAGACCGCTCAGGATGCAGCTGAAGCGAAAGACAAAGAGCATGCCGACGCGCTGGAGCAGCTGAAGGCCGCTCACGCTACTGACCTTGCTGCAGCAAACGATCGCGCAGACAAAGCAGAATCAGCGCTGACAGCCGCAACCAAAAAGGATAAGTAATCATGGCAGTGCAGATAACGGCAGCGCAGGTTAAACAGCAGTTATCTGCGCTGGGTTACTCCATCCCGGACTTCATGATTGATGCCTACCTTTGCAAGTTGGGCAGTATAAGCATGTGCCTGGAGGCGGCTGGCTACGATGAATGCGACATGACACTGATTCAGGTGTACGCCGTCACCCTTATGGCTATCACCGCCTTTAGTCAGCGCATAAAGTCACAGTCAGCGCCTTCAGGGGCGTCCCGATCGTTTGATTACAGCGGCGATGTGAAGACGATGCGCAATACGCTGGCGGCGCTGGACACATCCGGATGCACCGCACTATTGCCGATTGACGTTGGCGCAAGCGTTGGCTTCTTCGATGTAATTGGTGGCTGCTGATGAACTGGCAACCGGCATCACAACCGCCAAAGCCATTCGAGCGTGTGTGGGTGAAGACGTCAAGCGGCCGGCAGACAACCGGCTACGTGAACAGCAGCGGCGAGTGGGTGATTAACTGCCCGCGAATTGCTGCTGAGAAGCCCGCAGTGACCAACTGGAGGAAATGACATGTCATCTTTGGCTAACTGGTCATACACCGCTCAGGCGACGATCTGGAAGCGCTTAGGTGCAAGCAATGACTACGGCGACCCGATGTTCGAAGCGCCGCTGGTTATTGCCTGCGATTATCAGGGCGGATTATCGAAGCGCCTCGGTGACATCGGCGGCGAGAAGGTCGTCAAGAACACGGTGTGGACAGAGTACGCGCTGGCTGACACTGGCGATTACCTGCTCATTGGCGTTTCTGCTGAGCCTGATCCGATTGCGGCCGGAGCTGATGAGGTGATGCAGGCGATACGCTATGCAGACACCTTTGAGCGCACCGCGGACGATTTTGCGATTATCACTGGAGTGTAGCCATGGGCGTGAAAGTAAAAGGCATCAGGCAGGTTTCACGCAACGTCAACCGTGCTATCGATAACATTCAGGACCGGCGTGTTGTTCGTGCTCTATCAGTGGCAATGCTCATTGGCGCCACTCGTGCGGCGCTTTATACCGCCATCGACACCTCTTTTCTGATTAACAGTCAGTTTAGGGAAATCATCGTGAATGGTACACGTATAACCGGACGCGTGGGCTATACGGCCAGTTATGCGGCTTACGTCCATGACCCAGCGAACCCTCAGAGATTCCGTCGCGCCACGGCCAAAAAAGAGTTTTTGACACTCGGGTTTGAGGATGAGCGATCGCTGATTGATAGCTCAGTCCATAAGGAGATGTCATTTTGAATCCTCCAATGCATACACGCGTGCGCAATCACTTTGTTGATGCCGGGCTTACCACTGGATTCATCACGCAGCTGTTGATGTGGAATGACAGCGGAAAATTGACTGATGCATTCATGGTTTTCCGTCCGGGTGGCGGAACGCCAATCGATGGTGTGATTAGCTCAGAGTATTACGTGATGGTCGATATCGTTGGCGCGAAGGGTGCAAATGCTCGAGTTGATTCGGCCGCCCAGGACATCATTGAGCATGTCAAATTAAATCCAATGGGCAGTAACTGCCTTGGGCAGATAACCAACATGGGAGGCATCCCGACGCCCGTACCCACTACAGAAGGCCGCTTGGTCTACCGCCTGATGTTTTCCTGCCTGTACGGCGAATGAAAACTGCAAATAAATCACAACGGTCGCTCAGGCGGCCTTTTTTTATGACATGAGGAATTAAATATGGAAGGTTGTGCAAGCAGCTTTGACCGCCTGATTGGCCGCGCGAAGACGCTGGAGTTGGCCTATGGCTGCCCCGATGTGCGCCCGGAAGAGTCGGAATGGAAATTGTTAGGTCTTCCAACATCGGCGACGTGGGACTTGAGCCCGGAGTCTCTGACATCAGACGCTGATGATGGTGGCTTTACTTCTACGATGATCGCCAGCCTCGATCCGACCTATTCGATTGAGGGTGAAGTTCGCGTCAAAGACCGTACTGATGAGTTTGGCATTCAGCAGTTTACTAAATACGTCGTCGACGAAGTTCGTGCGCGTCGCCAGCCGACGGTATGGATGCGCTTCCATTGGGGCGATTCATACCATATCGGTTACATGGTGGCGTCTGGCCTAAGTGATGGCGGAGGCGTAAAAGAGATCGTGACTTACAGTTTGGAACTGAAACTAAATGAGGGCACCACTTTCGAGATTGAGCCAGATGGTAGCGATGTCCCGGCAACCGGCGTAACCGTAACGCCGACCAGCGCCAGCATTGCCGCAGGTGCCTCAACCACCTTCACCGTCAACGTCGCGCCCGCGGATGCGTCTGTCAAAACATTCACAGTGGCGTCCTCAGTGCCCGCGCGCGCGACTGCGACCATCAGTGGCAACACTGTGACAGTAAATGCGCCATCTGGCGCTACGGCTGGTAACGCGAATATTACAGTTACCACCACCAATGGCTCATTCACAGCAGTGTTCGCTGTAACAGTGACCGTGTAGTCATCATTCCAGGGGCTTCAAGGTGAAGCCCACATAATGCTGACTCAAGAGGGCAATCATGATCCCGATGAAAGAAATTGGCGAATGCCTGATTTGTACACCAGACGCCGATTACATGTTTCGGCCTTCCCTCACCAACATGATGCGCATCGGCGAGCCACAGGAAATCGTTCAGGCATTTGCCGACCTGCACAACGACGAAGTAACGCCGCTGATTCAGCGTGCCGCAGATGCTTATGGTCACATTCCAGCATGGTTGGTTGAGCATATTAGAATCAGCAATTATGGCAAGCGTGCACTCATGGCAGCCATGACCGTGATGGAGGCATGCAGTGCTGATGATTTGTCACCGCTGATAGGCGAGTTTCGCCCGGCAAAAGCCAAGGGTAAGCCATTCAAGCGGCGGGCCGGGCAGATGGGTGACTTTGAAATCCTGCTGATCGCCCAATCGCTAATTACCCATGGAATTATCGGAAAGGCCAAGGTGCGCCAATTGCAAAGAAATGAAAGTGGCACGCCAACAACAGAATTCAGCGCATTCGAATATATAAGTGCTGCCCGCACGCACTTTGGAATCAGCAGAGAAGAAGCTCAACAGCTGACAATGACAGAGTTCCAACTGATGCTAGCTGCCAAATACCCTGCTCAAAAAGGGTACACCAAGGAAGAGTATGACGCTGCGGCTGATGATTATTTTGCTCTCCGCGAGAAGCGCCGCGCAAAAGCAGCCTGAACAAGACCATTGAATTCACAAGCCTCGCTCCGGCGAGGTTTTTTTATGCCCGGAGAATAGCGAATGGCTGGCACTTTAAACGCAGGCAGCATCATCTATGAAGTGGATATGGACACCGCTCGCCTGCTTGCGGCCCGCCGCGAAGTAGACGCCGCGCTTAGCGGTATGAATGGCACTGTTGGTCGTCTTGATGCCACGGTAACGCGAGCTGAGCGCTCAGTCGCTTCAATGCAGCGCACCATGTCCAACCTGAGCGCAGTAGCTCGTGGAGTTATCGCGGCAATTTCTGTTCAGCAGGTGGCTGCGTATGGCAACGAGTGGGTAACGGTCAACAACAAGCTGGCTAACTCAGTCCGGGCCAACGAATCACTGGCTGAAGTGACTCAGCGCGTTTTCGACATTTCTCAGAACACCATGAGCAGCCTGGCGGCAACGGCAACTCTGTATGGGCGTCTTGAGCGCGCAACCCGCAGCGCCGGCACAAGCACCAAAGACCTGATCACACTGACCTCGACAATCAATAAAGGCCTGGCGGTTTCTGGCGCCACCACCGAAGAAGCCAGCTCAACGATGACGCAGCTTTCTCAGGCACTCGCGTCTGGCGTTCTTCGAGGTGAGGAATTCAACTCAATTTCTGAGAACGGTAGCCGCCTTGCGGTGGCACTTGCAGATTCACTTGGCGTCACCATTGGCCAGCTCCGTGGCATGGCTGCGCAGGGTAAATTGACAACGGAAGTGGTAGTTAACGGTCTGCTCAAGCAGAGCAGCGCAATCGCAAAGGAATTCGCAACCACCACGACCACAATGGGTCAGGCGTTTACGATCGCCACCAACAACATCACTAAATTCGTCGGCGAAAGCTCCAGCGTTTCCACTTCAATTCGTGTGTTTAATGAGGGTGTGATTTCACTCAGCAAGAATCTAGATATCGTGTCGAACGCAATTGCTGTCGCTGCAGTAATTTTTGGCGGCCGTTTTGTCGGCGCGCTGGCGCTGGCAACCAAGGCCCGCATTGATGATTCACTGGCGGCGAAGGCTCAGACAGCAGCGACAGCCCAATCAGCAGCGGCTACAGCTAATGCCGCGCGCGTTACGGCTTTGAAAGCAGGTCTCGACAAAGAGCAGGCATTATCAAACCTTGCGCTTGCTCAGACCGAATACAACGTTGCCAGAGGTTCGGCGGCGGAGGCGTTCGCGCTTGAAAATCTGGTGGCCGTCAAATCTGTAGCTATTCAGCGATCGGCTGCATATGCAGAAGCGCAACTGGCAGAAGCTGCCGCAACCAGAACAGCAGCTGCGGCTTCTGCTGCTGCGACTACCACTATTGGCGGTTTAGCCAAAGGCGCTCTGGCGTTGATTGGCGGACCGGCAGGGCTGGCGGTAATTGCTGCAGCAGGCATCTTCTACTTCTACCAGAAAATGCAGCAGGCCCGTCAGGAGAGCATCGATTTCGCTGACAAGCTTGATGGTGTGATCGCCAAGATGAAGAGCATGAGTCAGGTTCAGCTTGCAGCTGAAATCGACAATGCGACCAAATCCATCAAGGCGCAGGCCGATGCGATAAAAGATAACCAGTCCAGCCTTGAATCCAACGAGCTGCAGCAATACCGCCTTCGCCGCACGCTTAGTTATCTTCAGGAAGGCAGCCTGCTCTACAAAGTAACGCTTTCAGAACTGACAGATGCACAGAGCGAGCACACCCAACTACTCGCGCAGAATGAGACAGCTCAGAACAAGCTGAGTCAGACGGTTAGCAAGACAGGCATTTTGCGCGCACAGATGAATGGCACCTTCGCGCAGGGTATCGACCTGCTTAAACGAGATGGTGAGGCTGCTGGCGTTGCAACTGGCCTGATGAATCAGTTTGGGAATGCGATTGATTTTGCCAGCAGGGCCAAGGAGAAATTTAACTCAACCAGCCTGCAGCTGCCACGTAGCGATCAGGCGGATGCCTATAACAAAGACCTTGAAACTGAAAACGCCTTACTTGCCATTACAGACAAGCGACTCCGTGCTGTAACCAAAGCTCGCATGGAGGCAAACGCAAAAGGTGGCAATCAAAACCAAATTAACACCGCCGGAGAACTGGCTGGGGCCCAGTACGATCTTCAGCAGGCCGAGGCAAATCGCAACAAAGAGACGCGCGCAGGAATAGCTGAAGGAAAGAGAGCGGAAACACAGGCTGATTCTGTCGCTCAGAAGCTAGCTAATCTGAAGCAGCAATCAGAATTGGTTGGCGATTCGACTCGTGAGCTGAGTCGTGAGCAGGCTATTCTTACCGCACAGCAATCGCTTGGCAGCGCTGCAACTCAAAAAGATATTGAGCTGGCTGGCAAGTATGCTGCTGCAAAGTGGGATACCGGCAATGCAATCCGCGCACAGGCAGCGGCAGAGAAGTTATTGCCTGAAGCGAAGGAGAACGCCAGCTACAAGCAGGATGGAGACGATCTGAATGCTGCATTATCCGCGAAGAAAATCAGCCAGGAGCAGTATAACGCCACCGCTGAGCAACTGGAGCAGCAGCACCAGACCAACCTTGCGAAAATACGCTCCGAGCAGGTTGTCACGCCACAGCAGGCCGCGGCCGGCACTGTCGATCCAGTTCAGCAGCTTGCCAATGAGAATGCGCAGAAATTAGCGCTCATACAGCAGTTCGAGAACCAAAAGGTTCTTACCGAACAGCAAAGCCTCGCTCTGCGCAATTCACTGAACACACAGTACGACCAGCAGCGAACAGCTGCGATGTGGACTATGTGGCGCAATCAGAGTGTTGGCAATGAGGCCTTAGCAGCATCGTTTGATTCACTGGCTGGCAATGCATCTAACGCCTTCACAGGAATGGTTACTGGCAGCATGACAGCTCAGGAGGCTATGCAGTCACTCGCCAGCAACGCTATCAACAGCCTGATTAACTCCTTCGTCCAGATGGGCGTTGAGTGGGTTAAATCTGCTGTGATGGGTTCGACTGCTCAAATCTCAGCAACAGCTGCA